TTACACTTTGCAAATTATAGTGCGAGCCTGGAATGTCTTGCTCAAGTACGATATGCTAGAGGGCAGAAATCCCTGGCAGTTTGTCGAGCGAGCTAAAGACGCACCCCGAAACAAAGTTTGGACACTAGAACAGTTTGGAGAATTTCTAACAACGGCATTTAGTGTACCCAAATGGCGTAATATTGGCTTGCTAGTGCGAATTAATGTGGAACTGGGGCAACGTGTTGAGGATATTCGCTTGTCTACCTGGATCAACTATGATCTAAAGGAAAAATTGTATACACGAGAGGTAATTCAAAAGACCAAAGAGAGAATTGCCGGAATACCTATATCCGATGATCTTGTGCAAATGTTGGAGGAGCAAAAACAAGACTATTCATTTCAAGATTGGGTTGTACCACATCCAATTAGGCTTAAACCCTACAGTGAAAACAATATAGCCAGAGTGTTTCGACAAATTATGAACGCAACGAACTTACCAAGAGAATTGCAATTGCGAGACATTCGGCGCACGGTGTTGAGTGATCTTGCCGATAGAGGTTGTACCGAGACAGAGATTATGTCTTACAGTGGGCACAAAAATAGAGAAAGTTTAGCTCCCTACATCCTCATCAACACCAATCAAGCTAGAAATGCAGCAGCAAAGCGAAACTTTGACCCTATTTCACTGGTTAAGGAGTCAAAATGAACGTAGCGGATAGAATTTTACAGCTTGACTTAAAGATTGGAGGCCATCACAGAGGAGATTGCCCTGCTTGCGGGGGAGATAACACGTTTACTGTTACTCGAACCATTGAAGGCACTCTTTTCAACTGCTACAAGGCTGGATGTAAGTTCTCAGGACGCAAGACAAGCAGCATACGAGTAAGTGACCTGTCCGGCCATGTTCGTTCTAGCACTCACGAGAGCCAAGAACCGTTTGCACTACCCCGACATGTCGTTATGGGACATTCGCAAATTAGAGAATGGCTGAGTATCTATGACTACCCAATTTCAGAGAGGGATATTTACTATGATCTCACAGAATCTCGCATTGTATTTCCCATCTATCATGGTGGAGAGATTGTAGATGCGACAGGTAGATCCACCTCACCTGAGAGGCTACCAAAGTGGAAGAGATATGGCTCATCTGGCTATGCATATACCTACGGAGAAGGGACAGTTGCAGTTGTCGTCGAGGATGCCATCTCAGCGGCCGTAGCAGGGTCAACAGACGCCAATTGCACAGGAATGGCCCTCCTGGGTACCTCTTTACTTCCAAGCCATGTAGAGCAACTACAGGGCTATACAGCGGTAATTGTAGCTCTTGATCCTGACGCTGCCAAAAAGACGTTAGAAATTACTCAGGAACTACGAGGCCAGTTACTATCCAGAGGCCACACACAGAACAAGGTCTTTGCTGCTAGATTAGAGGATGACTTGAAATATAGACGAAAGAATGATATGGTACTTATGAGGGACAAGATTGCTGAATTTACTGAACCTAATTGATGGCGGAGATATAGAATGGAGTACGCACTACTACGAACTTTAACGGTTCGAGAGTTTTACAAAGCAAATAAGAGCCTCGTAAGAGAAAAGATATTCCGCAGTAAAGAAACCCGGTCTGTTAAGGCTACCATCGACAAGGCTATGGTAGATTATGAAACAGATATTAGCCTCTCTGATGTAGAGGCTTTGTTCTGGGCGGCAAATCCAACCCTTACAACAGCACAACGAGAAGTGTATCGGAGTATCTTTAGTAAACTAGCAAACTGTACTCCACTGAATGAGGAGGTTGCACAAGATCTACTGAGAGAACTCAATCGAGAAGATGCTGCCAATGAGCTAATGGACATTGCATTTAAGATGTCTAATGGCGAGATTACTTCTTTGCACAAGGTTCTAGATTTTATAGACCGCAGAGAAGAAAACTTCATGCCAGCATTAAAAGTCTCGTTTCAGAAGATGGACATAGATTCGTTGCTGTCACAGAACGAACAAGACTGCCAATGGAAATTGAATATTCCAAGTGTGGCCCAGCTTGTTCCAGGCGTAAATGCAGGCCAGATCATTATCGGTGCCGCTCGACCCAACACGGGTAAGACTTCTAGCCATGCCTATCTATGTGCAGGTGAGAATGGGTTTGCCCATCAAGGCGCAAAGATTATGGTCTTGGTGAATGAGGAGATGCCGAATCGAGTATCGGCACGGTATCTCACGGCTGCCTGTAACATGAAGATCGGAGAGATTGTTAAGAACCGGCAGAAAGCGGAAGCTCTTTTCAATCCGATTAAAGAACGGTTGAACATTACCGATGCTACGGGTTGGGACTTGGACCGAGTTGAGCGAGCAATCAAGGCATACGAGCCTGACATTGTGATTGCAGACATGGCCGATAAGTTTCTACCCGAAGGAAAGTACACTGCCCAGCATGAGCAATTGAAGGCAACCTACATTCGATTTAGAATACTAGCGAAGCAATACCAGTGTGCGATCTTCGCCATGAGCCAACTCTCAGCAGAAGCAGAGGGTAAAGTATTTGTGGACATGAGTATGCTTGAAGGTAGTCGCACAGGTAAGGCTAGTGAAGCTGACGTTCTATTCTGCCTGACCAAGACGCCTATGGTTGAGGGCCAACAAGAGGAGGAAAGTCCTGAGAGACACTGGCTTGTGATTAAGAATAAATTGACAGGCAAGCATGGTAGAGTAGTAACGATGTTCGATCCCCTTACAGCCACATTTAAGGCATAGAAAAATGATTACTACACTGGATTTAGAAAACACTACAGCCAGAACAGAGACAGGAAAACTGTTACTTGATCCATTTACCGCTGGCAATAAGTTAGTATTGGCTTGCACAAAGCAGGATGATGGTACGGAATCTTCGTTTTGGTTTCATCATGCAGACATGGAAATCAATGACACCTCAGAAGCCAAGCGACTATTGCAGGAGCAATTGGATCAAACTACCGTTCTCGTTTGTCACAATGCCCAACATGAGTTGATCTGGCTCTGGGACACAGGGTTTACCTACAATGGCCCTGTATTCGATACCATGCTGGTTGAGTATCTGTTTCAGCGAGGATTGAAGTCGCCGCTATCACTTGATGCTGTAGCGGAACGCTGGCAATTAGACAACCAAAAGATGGGAACATTAAAGGAACATCTAGGTAAGGGTGTTCCGGTAGATCAAATCGATAAGGATGAATTAGAAAAGTATTGTCTAGCAGACGTTAGGGCAACGCAAGAGTTGGCAAAAGCACTGCGTAAGAAAATGTATTCCAGTGACTTTGCTAGTTTGCAACACATCATAGAACATACCAATACACTATGTGTTTTACTTGCCACTATCTACTACCGAGGTTTCTCTGTTGACAAGGATGCATTACGCCAGGTCAAAGAAGAGTTTGAAAGAGAAAGACAGGAGTTGGTAAAGTCATTAGAGCATCAGGCCCATGATTTAATGGGCGATACTCCGATCAACTTGTCCTCACCAGAGCAGTTAAGTGCGCTGATCTATAGTCGAAGCCCAAATGATAAATCAACATGGGCAGGCAACTTTACTAAGTACATGAAAAAGGCTGCCTTTGATGTGGCGGTCAATGATCATTCCTCCGTGATATATAAAACTACCGCCGTATCTTGTGCGGACTGCCAGGGAAAGGGCTACAATCTATATGTAAAAAAGGATGGAACAGTTGGAAAAGCGAAACGCATCTGTAGAACGTGTAATCACAAAGGTATTGTGTATCTTCCACAGAAACGTATTGCAGGCTTAAAGTTTTCTGCTCCCTCTGCAAGCTGGATTGCAAACCACGGGTTCAGTACAAACAAGGTGAACTTGGAGTTGCTAGAGGCTGTAGCTCGCAGACGAGAGATGGAAGAAGCCAGACAATTCTTGCACAACATTCGACGTTTGTCTGCGTTGGATACCTATCTATCCTCCTTTGTCGAGGGCATTGAGACTTACACAAAGCCTGATAACAGACTACATGTTCGCCTAGCTCAACATCGTACCACTACAGGTAGACTTGCTTCTGACTCTCCTAATTTACAGAACATGCCAAGGGGCAATACATTCCCCATCAAGAAGGTATTTAAGTCCCGTTGGACGAATGGAACAATCGTTGAGGCAGACTTTGCCCAGCTTGAGTTTCGTGCAGCAGCATTTCTAGGCAACGATACTCTTGCCAAGACTGAAATAGAAACAGGGTTTGATGTTCATAGTTATACTGCCGAGGTTATTACCAAGGCAGGCCAAAAGACTACACGGCAAGAAGCAAAAGCCCATACCTTTGCTCCACTGTTTGGTGCCACCGGATATGGTAGAACACAGGCAGAGGCTTCGTACTACCAGCAATTCACCAGCAAGTACGAAGGAATTGCAGCCTGGCATATGGAGTTAGCGGATGAAGTAATGGCAACTGGAAAAGTTACTACACCAACTGGTCGTCAATTTGCTTTTCCTGATGCCAAGCGTAGACCACAGGGAGGAATAACACATTTTACCGCTGTGAAAAACTATCCTGTGCAATCTCTGTCCACGGACATTGTGCAGCTTACTCTACTCTTGGTTGAGCAAAATATGCGAAGGAATAATTTACAAAGTGTGATTGTAAACAGTGTTCACGATAGCATTGTTATTGACACATATCCAGACGAGGAGGAACGAGTGAAAGATACAATTACCAATGCAGAACAGCAACTTAGGGACGTTTTCTTACAGAAATTTGAGGTTGACTTTGATGTGCCACTAGTCTTAGATTGCAAGTCAGGAACTAATTGGATGAATGTCACATAATACCCTTGACTTAAAATGTGAATCAGATATAATGGGATGGTTTTATGAAAGGAGCCAATATGGACAATCAAATCGCTACAATTGACACAAAAAACTACAATCTCATGGCCGAAGTCATGGGTATTCAGGGTGCCGCTCCTAAGTCGGTTGACACTCTATGCCGCATGAAAATTTGGAACCAAGCGATCATGGGTACAGTAGATCAAGACGGTAAGAAACGAAACATGGAAGTTGTTCCAGGTGGAACTTACCGATTTGATGATGGGAATAAGTTTGCCTACGCAGAGACAGTAACTCTTCGTCCGTACATGCAACGCTTTCGCTTTAATCGGTGGCTTCCATATTCTCAAGCAGAGTCTCGTGCAAATGGCAAAAAGGGTCGGTATCTAAAGTCAGTCTTTACAGGTGACTACAAGGCGTTTACCTCTTCTGATTTAATGGACGAAGATGGTGGCTTTAATTGTGGTCGGCCCTCTGGCTACATCAAGGATTGGCAAGCTCTACCAGAGGAAACACGAAAGCTCATTACCTCTGTAAAGAGAGTGCGAGCAATTTTTGGTACGGTCACGTTAAATGATCCTGTAGATGAAAACGGTAACTCTATTGACACTGGAGGTGATCCTATTCCGGTGGTGTGGGAAATAGAAAACAACAATGCGTTTAAGATTATGGGAGAAACCTTGCAGAAGTACAGCACAGCAGGGCGACTGTTTCCACAACACAACATCACATTGTCAACGGCAGGTTCTCCTATGGCAAATGGCAATATGCTGTATATGCCAGTCCCAGTCGTAGATTTAACTACTGAACTGGACATTACGCAGCCTCAAGACAGTGAGACACTAGCCAATTTTCAGACATGGATTACGAACTACAACAATTTCATTATGAAAGCCTACAACAAAAAGTCTCCAGGCGAAGAGCTTGATCCGTTTACTGCCGAAGTCGTTGACTCTTTTATTACGGTAGACGAGTAACTTAGCATGGAGCATCGTGCAGAACTCCTCGTTCATGCCTACCTTTCGGACGTGCGAAAGGGCAAAGCAGGCATTCC